ACGCAGCCCGGCCGAGTAGACGCCGACTGGGAGATCGGGCGCGATCGCGAGCAGCTTCTCGACGCTCTGCTCAAGGAGCTCCTTCACGTGCGCGAGGATGAGGACGCGGCCGTTCCAGACCTGCACGGCGTCGCGCGCGATCGCGGCGAGGATCGGGCTCTTGCCCGAGCCGGTGGGGAGGCAGACCACGGGGTTGTCGTCGCGCCCGCGGAGATGCGCGTAGACCGCCTCGATGGCATCGAGTTGGTAGTCGCGGAGCTTCATTGCCCACTCCCGGTGTCCGTCGATGCGGCGCCGCTGCCATGCCATGCCTCGCCAAGCCCAGCCACGCCTGGCCTGGCCAGTCCACGCCTCGCGCGTTGTGTCGTCGCCTCGCCGCACTCCGTAATCTCGACGATGCAGGCGCCGCCGCGCATGGGAGCGCCGCGCACGACGCGCCAGTCGTCGATCTGCGAGTCGTCGCGAAACACTCCCGCGCGCGCGAGCGAATCAGCCAAACATTTCTGTGAGTTGTCCAGATCGCGCGTCCTGCGATCGGGTGGATGGAGCGTCACGGTCATGACGATTCGTCCGGTCAGGGTCTGCATTCCCGTCGCCGCGAGGAGGGAGCGCACGCGTTCGCGGTAGCTCCGCCCCTCGCGGCTGACGAGGACTCGGCGGCCGACGTGCCGCCAGTAGCGGTTCACGCTCGGGGGATAGGGCAGCGTGAGGACGCGCCGGCAGTCATCACTCATCGAGGACCTCGAAGCGCGTCACCTGGAACCGCCCATACGTGGGCCGGAAGTCGGCGATGCCGACCAGGCGACCCGCATCGGCCAGCAGCGACTGGAGCATCTCGGGCGCGACGTACTCGGGCAGGTTCACGAGGAAGACGAACGTCGCCTTCCATCCCGCGCGCAGCGCGGGGCGAACGCGCGTGATCCCGTTGCGCTGCACCTGCACGCGGCAGCGATGCTCGTAGTCCCACTCGCGCACGCCGAGCGGCGCGAGCGGCGTGAGGCTCACGACCGCCGCCTTCACGAGATCCTGCGCCGACTTGCGAGGCGACCTCGGGTCCTGCCTGAACTTCGCGGCTGCGACGATCGCCTGCCGCAGGTACTCGCCGGGAAGGCAGAGCTCCGAGTCGTCGTTGCGGTAGACGTACGACTCGACGTCGTCGGTCTTCTTCGCGGCCGACCCCTTGGCCGACTTCGCCTTCGCCTCGACCGCCTCGCAGTTCCAGCGGTGGAAGAGGATGTCGGCGTCGCCGCGGATTGAGACCTCGACGCGATAGGGACGCGACAGGTCAATCGAGTGCCTTGCGCCGTTGGTGACCGATGGTCCGATTGCCGTTGCGATCATGTGTTCTCCGTGATGGGTTCCAAGCCGTTCCATGCCTTGCCCTTCCCTGCCGGGCCACGCCTAGCCGCGACGTGCCTCGCGATGCCGCGCCGGACCGGGCCTTGCCCAACCCCGCCGGGCCACGCCGTGCCATGCGACGCCCCGACCCGCCGAGCCGAATCGAGCCCAACCTGGGCTTGCCGTGCCATGCCCAACCCCGCCATGCCGTGCCCCGCCTTGGCATGCCACTCCCCGGCATGCCGTGCCGAGCCAGTAGCTCAGTGACCTCAGCGCTTCCAAGGCGGGGGCGAACCCGTCACCGCCGACGGTCGCGCCGGCGACGTTGCCTCCCGCTTCTCGTAGCCCTTGATGCAGTTCGTCATCTCGCCCGTGTCGTCACGACGCTTCAGGCCGACGACGACGGTGAGCGGGATGCCGTGGAGCTCGACGCTGTCGCGCGGCTGCATCACGCCCGTCGCACGGCACACGCTCGACAGATTGCCCCTCGCGATCTTGACGGTGGTCTCGTTCGGGTGCTTGAGAGTCAATCGCTCCCACACCTTGCGCCCCTTGTACGGGCCGTCGACGATCTCAAACTCGAGCTGGAGGTACTCGCCCGCGCCGTTCTTCGTCTGCTTGGTCTTCGAGTCGACGATGACGGCGAGGTACTTGCCTGCGGGGATGGGCTCGAAGCCCACGTTGGGGTCGACGTCGTTCGCGTTGAATCCGTTCAGTGATGCCATTGGCGATGAGTCCTTGTGTTGAAGTGGTCCATGCCATGCCGTGCCAGGACCGGCCTTGCCTTGCCGCGTCACGCCTGGCCGCTGGGTTCCGACTGGTCTGGGAGGTGTCGCGCGAAGTCCGCCCAGGAGAGCGGAATCTCGTCGGGCAGAGGGAGTCTGGACTTGGCGACATGGGCCGGGCGCTCCGTGGTGCGGAGGACGCGCTCGCCGGTGCCGATTCCCTGCACGCGCTTGCGGTCGAAGCCCTCGGTCGTCGTGCGCGTCACGACCTTCCAGCAGGCGAAGAGGACCTCGTCGCACCATTCCTGCACGAGGGCCGACGCCTGCTTCTGGAGCCTCGGCGCGTAGCGGTCGTACGTCTCGGTCTCGGGGTTGGCGAACTTCTCGATCGCGGCGTGTGCGGTCATCACGACCGTCATGCCGCGCTCGTTGCGGAGGGCGTCGAGTCCCGCGAGCACCTCGCGCCATTGGGTCAGGGCGAACGTGAACGCCTTGCCGTACCCGACATCCTCCATCGACTCGACGCCGCGCTTCGCGCAGACGTCGGCGTGGATCAGCCGCTCGAGCCAGTCGAGGGAGTCGATGACGACGGTGCCGAAGTCGTGCCCTTCGGAGTAGAGCGCGCCCAGCGCCGCGAGGACGTCGCCGTACCTCGTGGCCAGCGGGAAGCGGGCGACATCGATGTTCGCCAGCCCGTCCTCGGTCTGGACGACGACGGGCCGATCGGCGCACGACGCGAACGAGCTCTTGCCGATCCCGTGCACGCCGTAGATCAGGGTGCGGCGGGGTGCGGCCGTGCGGCCGCGCGTGACCTGTGCGATCAGGGTCATGGTGCTCCGTTGGAAGGGGGGGTCAGAGGCGGTCGAAGGTGCGAAGGGACTCGAAGCGCGTCGGCCAGAGGCCGGTGCGGCGGCATGCGGCCAGCTCGTCCATCGCCTGCTCGTTCTCGCGCTGCGCCTGGTCGAGCACGCGCGACGCGATGCGCCAGACGCCGGTGCGGTGGGGCTCGCGCTTCTCGACGGCGATGACGTGCACGGGAAGCTCGATGCCCCACGCCTGCTCGAGCAGCGACCGGTAGAACGCGAGCTGGTGCGGATACCCGAAGGCGGCGATGTCGCCCTCGAACCAGTCGAGCTTCTCGCAGGTCTTCAGGTCGACGATGCCGCGACCGCCGTCGGGGTTGATCCAGTCGATCCGCGCCTGGCAGCGGTGGCCGCGGTGGTCGCAGCGGACGACGCGCTCGGCGACTCCGTCGGCGAGGAGCTCGGACGCGATGGCGTGGGCCCGCACGCTCGCAGCCATCTCGCCGATGGTGGCCGCCTGCCCGTCGTCGATCGCGGGCTTGCCCAGGCGCTCGGCCCACTCGGCGAAGGCCTTCGTGGTCGACCCGTAGGGCTGGCCGGTCCGCGGGTTGACCGGACCGCCGACCGCGAACTCGGTCTCGAAGCGCTCGCGGCCTTCGAGGATGAGGACGTGAGCGGCGCGTCCGACGGCGAACGCCTCGCTGTCCCGATCCGGGACGACGCCGAGTTCGCGCCTGCGGTAGAGCGCCGGGCAGCGTCGGAATTCGGTGAGCGCATGCGACGAGAGGAACTCGCCGGCGCGGGCGTGGTACACGTCCGCGGGCTCGCGGATGAGCGAGCGGAGATCGATGGCGGACTCCGTGGCGGTGGTCACGTCGAGGTCCTTCGGATGGATGTCGCGGATGAAGTCGCCCTGGCCGAGTCGGACAAGGGGCGCGCCGGTCACGCCGCGGCCCTCGTGGCGGACGGCGACGACATACGGTGGACGTCGAAGGCCGATGCCCCGAACTCGCCGGTCAGGAACCGCATGAACATGCGGGCAATGGCCATGCCGACGGCGTTGGTTGCGTCCAGCAGAAACGCCCGTCGCGGCGCGTCGGCGAAGTAGGAGAAGCCCAGGCGCACGGCGCTCTCGCCGAAGAGTCCCTCGGCGGCAACGGCGGCGAGCAGGAGCGACGCCTCGGCGTCCGCAAGCGGGATGCGCGGGTCGAACGAGAATCGGAGGACGCCTGTGGTCATGGTGGGTGGCGGCGAGGAGCCGCTACTTGGGGAGTACGCCGTCCTCGGCGCGACTGTCCGGATTGCGGCGATCAATCGCCGAATCCACCAGCGACGAAGTGCTCGCGCAGGTCGGCGATCAGGACGCGCATGCGACGGCGCGAGATGCCGAGGCGCTTCGCCGCCGCGAAGGGCGTGTCTTCGCGGAGCATGCGGATCACGATGACGAGATCGGGATCGAGGCGGGCGACGATTTCGTCGATGGACCGGCGGGTGATGAGGTCGTCGATGGCGTCGCCCACGTCGACACCGCGCCGGCGCGCGGCGTCGGCATCGCTGACGGTGTCGGCGCACGGGGCATCGCTGGCCCCGGTCGGCGGCACGTCATCGAAGGACGAGGTGTGGAGGGAGGCCCGTCGGCGGTCCCGATGGCGCTCGCGCACCAGACTTGCAGCGGCGCTGCGGGCAACGCTTGCTGCGAACGCCGCGAGAGGGGCGCGAGCCGGGTCGAAGTGGCGCAGCCGCGTCGCGATCAGGACCCGCAGGGCGCCTGCGATGTCCTCGAGGTCGTCACGGGAGAAGTCGCGGCGCCTGGCGAGCTGGCCCGCGGTGCGGCGGATGATGCTGCGGACAGTTGGATGGGCGAGGAGGTCGGTGGGGTTGTGCTGGGTGGTCACTGGTGAGCTCCGCTTGGTCGCGTCGCGGCATGCGACGTCGGCGGGCGGAGGTTCCAGCGAGGCGGTTACAGATCAGGGCACAGCACAGTCACACTTCGGGAACACTTGGCGGCGGCCAGTCCAGGACGGGGCGGAGCTCGTTCCCGACACGACGAGTGGAGATCGCGGCTGCCACTGCGGGCAGGCGTCGTTCGAGGTCCTTCTTCAACCTGTTGACGGCGACCTTGAGGGAGCGATCGCCCAGCGACTTGCCCGACCAAGGCGCATCCGTCTTGCGCAGGCTGGCCTGAGACACCGGCGTTCCAGGCCGCCGCGCGAGGAGCCGCAGGAGCGTGAAGCGGTGCCCCTTCTTTCCGTCGAACACGACGGTTGCGCCGCTGAGCGACACTGCGCAGCGAGCGGCATCGAGTCTCAGCCCCAGCGCAAGCGCGATCACGGGACCGGCGGTCGAATCGTTGTCGTCGTCCGCTTCGCCAACGACCGAGGCATGTGCGACGAGTCGACCCGGCGCCTCCCACGCGAGCAGATCGGAAGCCACCCGCCATTCGCACGCCCCACGCGCTACGAGCGCGTCGAGCCGCTCCGAGCGTGCCGCCCTGGTGGGCGTGATCACGATCGGCGGCGGGTCGGCGCTCGCTGCGACATCCGCTGCCTCGGAAGCGGCGAGCTCCGGGCTGGCGCGCGCGATCCAGACCACGTCTGTCGGGGTTCGAGCGCCGCTTGCGACGGTCCCCAGCAGCCAACTGGCGCACGCGGCGCTGCGTGGGCGCGGGGTCCCTTCAACATCGAGGGCACGGGCAATCTCACGACTGACCAGGCGCTCGGCCAGCGAATGCACGACGATCTCCGCTCGCGTCACCGACCGCACGTCGCCAGTCCGTGCGCATATCGCGACGATGTCGTCCGGCCCGTGTTCGCGTATCTCGCGGATCGCGCCGTCGCCGTCGTCGATGCTGGCGGCGAGCAGCTGGCGCGGCGCAAGGAACGGCTCAAGGAGCGTCCACTCCTCGGCGACGTGCGCACGCCATGTCCGCTCGACCGCGGCGAGGGTTGGAATCGCGTCAAGCGCCGGCCAGAGCCGCATTCGGTGCCTCGACGCAGAACCGACGGAGCTCGAGCCACTGCTCGATGACCTCGAATGCCACGCTGCCGCCGAACGACATCCGGCGTCCTTCGTCGATGCTGAACGGCTTGGGCCGCTGCGAGTCGGTGAAGTACGCGATGAACTTCGCGGAGACGGGAACCACCCCAGCCGGGAGGAACTCACCGAGCTCCTCCAGCCCCACGAAGACGTCGTCGGCCTTCTCGATCGTGCGTCGATTGACGGTGCTTCCGCTCCGTCGGAATTCGAGGGACACGAGCGACACCCGCTTGAGCTCCGGCACGTCGGAGCACGACAGCGCGTCGGCGCCGAGCTCGCTCAGCGGCCGAAGCGTGTAGACGGCCACCTGACGGAACACCTCGGCGTCTCCGAAGAGGTGATGCCCAGCGAGGCGGCGATAGAGGTCGAGTTCCCACTCGGTGGCCGCGTTGATGCGCAGCGCACCTGTGCGTCGCCTGAATCGCAGCATCGACATGGCCATCGGGCGGAAGTGCACCGACTCGGCGCGACCGCCCTTGAGGGCGGCCTCGCGCCGGTAGGCCGCGCCGGTCTGAACGATCAGGCGAACCTCGGCGTCGTCCTCAAGGACGGTGACCTTCGCGGTGCGAGACCGCTTGCGGGCGTCGTGGGCCGCCGCGATCGACGTCTCGAAGTCGCGCACCGACGCCGCCGACAGTCGAGGCGCGGGCAGTCGTCGCGCCGCCGGGAAGCACGCGAAGTTCCGGCGCTTGTCCGCCACCTGCTCCACGAACAGCCGCTTCACGAACTCCGAGTTCTTCAGCCAGAAGTGCAGCGCCACGTCGGCAGGCGACACCAGGTCGTCGCCAGGTCCCTCGATTCCACGATGCTCCGCCTGAGCGAGCAGCCGATCCATGCCTGCGTCCGAAGCGAAGGCGTTGACGTGGTAGAGAGCGTTGACGAGCTCGGTAGGGGTCTCGTGGTCGATCGCGAGCAGAACGCGACCGACGGCTTCGCAGTCAAGGTGCTTGGCGTCCTTCACGGAAGGAAGGGTGACTCCCCTCGACGTGAAGAAGGACCTGTGCGGCAGGAGGAGGGAAAGGAGTCGCTCCGGCGCGAGCAGGCGGAGGGATTCGGGCTGATTGAACCGGCGCAGTGAACAACCGCTCATGGACATTCCGTGTCCGTCGACACGTCCTTGTCGCGGCGGTGGAAGGCCAGCGCCGCTGTGGTGACCACGACCCCGGGGTTGGGGCCGTCCGGCGATGAACGACCTGGCGGCACTCTGCCTACAGCCGTCGGGCATCGCAACCGGACCGCCGGTCAGCCCGTCGACGCGACTCCTCCGGTCGCGCGCCGAACCTCCCATTGGCAAGATGCGGAAACACTATGCCCGCGCGATTCCGGGTCAAGCTGTGGACATCCTGTCGAAACGCTAGTGGTGACAAGGAGTTGCGGACGCGGGCCCGCTGACGGCTCTGCGCAACGAGCTTGCTTGCACAGCTCTCCACCCGCGGCGCTGTTCATCCCAACCGGCCAGCGCCACGATCGGCCTCAGCCTCCGCTCGTGGATCGCCTCCCGACCCGACTCGGCTGCCCGGAGGTGCAGGAGCACCTCCTGAATGTCCGGCGCAAGCAGCGTCAGGTTCATGATCTGCGTCGCCCTCGGCTGCGTGATGCGGGCGAGTCGGGCGAGCTCGGAGAGATCGCGCACCGCGCCGTCGCGCAGCAGGCGGTCGAACCGGATGGCCAGCGCCATCAGGCGCGCGATTCGCGGGACGCGCGGGCCCGGCGCGGCGGGCACATCGCCGTCGCGCAGGACGAGCCGCTGGCCCTTCGGGCCTCGGCCGAGCCGGATCGACTTCTTTACCGTGATCATGCGGCCTCCTCGTAGCGCCCCGAGGCGACGGCCTTCACGCCCGTCGCGTGGAACGCGATCTCGATGCTGCTGTCGGCGGCGTCGAACTCGACGCGGGCGACGAGGAGGGCCATGAGCCGGGTCTGCTCGATCGGCGTCATCGAGTCCCACAGCGCGTCGAACTCGGCGAGGGCGTGGGCGACGTCTGCTTCGGAGGCGACGCTGGCCTCGGCTTCGGCGAGCTCGGCGCGGAGGGCGGCCGTGCGCTCTTCCTCCCGTCGAGCCTCGTCGGCGAGAGCAGTCATCCGGGCGACGTCCGCCTGGCTGCGTTCTCGCGCGGATGCGAGGCGACGGAGCTCGGCGTCGATTGCCCCACCTGACTTCGTGATTGCGGCAAGCGCCTCGTTCAGGCGATCCACCTCGGTCGTGGCCGCCGCCCGCGCGGCGGCCACGGTCGCCTTGACCAGCGCTGGATCACGAACGATCGAGCGGAGCTCGTCGATCACCGCGCGCTCGATCTGCGCCGCAGGGAGCGACTTGGCTGGGCACGCCGCGCGGCTCGTGCGGTTGGCCTTGGAGCAGACGTAGTAGCGGTAGCGCTTCGATCCGCTCCCCGCAAGGACGTGGATCATCGAGCAGCCGCACGCCTTGCACCGCAGCAGCCCCCGAAGGAGGACGTCGCGCCTCGGGCCCGTCGCAGAGTGGCCGCGACGCCCGTTGTCGGCCAGTCTCCGCTGCACCTCGGCGAAGCGCTCGGAGGTGACGATCGCCGCATGCTCGCCGGGGAACTCCTCGCCCTTGTGGATGATCCGGCCCGCGTAGATCGGGTTGGTGAGGAGCGAGTGGAGCGTCGGGCGATCGAACTGTCGACCGCCCTGCGGCTTGCCGCCGCGCGTGGTCCACGACTTGTTCGCCCAGCCACGACGGGCGAGTTCCATGACGACAGGCAGCATCGAGCCGCGTTCGAAGTACAGGTCGAAGATCGCCCGCACACGCGCCGCCTCGTCGTGGTTGACGACCAGCTTCGGGCTCGCGCCGGAGCGATCGACGTCGTACCCGAGCACGGGCTTGCCACCCGCCCACTTGCCCTTGCGGCGCTGGGCCGCGAGCTTGTCGCGGATGCGCTCGCCGATGATCTCGCGCTCGAACTGGGCGAACGACAGCAGGATGTTCAGCGTGAGCCGACCCATCGAGTGGCTGGTGTTGAACTGCTGGGTGACCGAGACGAACGACACCGAGTGGCGCTCGAAGACCTCCATCATGCGGGCGAAGTCGAGCAGCGACCGGCTGAGGCGGTCGACCTTGTAGACCACGACGCAGTCGACCTTTCCCGCCGCGATGTCGGCGAGGAGCCGCTGGAGCGCCGGGCGCTCGGTGTTCCCCCCGGTGAAGCCGCCGTCGTCATAGCGCTCGGGGAGGATCGTCCAACCCTCCGATTTCTGACTCGCGACGAACGCCTCGGCGGCCTCGCGCTGGGCGTCGAGGGAGTTGAACTCCTGCGCGAGTCCCTCCTCCGTGCTCTTCCGCGTGTAGATCGCGCAGCGCTTGCGTGTCGTCGGCTGCTCGGCCTTGACGCGACGCCTGCTCATCGCGTCGCCCCTTGGCCTGCGCCGCGCGTGGACTCCAAGCCGAAGAATCGGAAGCCGTTCATGTGCGAGCCGGTGATCGCCTTGGCGACGGCGGAGAGCGACCGGTACCGCTCGCCCTCGTGCTCGAAGCCGTCGGCGAGGACGGTGACCACGAGGCGTCGCCCCTTGTAGTCGCGCACGATCGCGGTGCCGGGCCGGGGCAGGCGCGGGTCGTAGCCGGGCGGGACGGCCACGAGGTCGGGCCGTGGCGGCGTCGTGCGCGCCGGGCGGGCCAGCGCCCCGCGTGGAGGCGTGACGCGAACGTCGGCGTCGTTGGCCAGTTCCTCGGCGCGGCGCAGCGCCCGATCCGAGAGGCCGCCCTCGGCGTCGGCTTGGATGCGCCACGCGATTCGGCGGACGAGGTACTGGCGGTGCCTGCTCCGCGCGGGCTCGCCGAAGACCTCGGCGTAGCGCTCGTGGAGCTGGCCGACGCTCATGCGCGACAGCGCCGCGAGTTCCTTGGTGATGTCCAGCGTGGTCATGTGCGTCTCCGTGCATCTCCCGCGGTTCACCTGCGGGTACGAGCCACACTGAGGGGCAACCGCGCCGGAACCTCAAGGCCCGAGGGCGAGGATTCCTCCGACGAGTTCGATGCGGACGGGGCGGCGCGAAGCGCCCTCCGGCGATGCCGGAGGAGCGCGGAGGCGAAGATGCTGGCCATCTCGCGGCGGCGATCGGAAGATGACATCGGCGGCTGCGTCCGTGCAGGCATGCGGCGACTCCGGCGTCGCCGGTCCGACCGGCGACTGCGGGGTGAAGGCGGGATGTGGCTACTTGGGGAGTACGCCGTGGACGCGGGGAGTGTCCGCGGAGGTTCATCCGCCGAACCTCGGCACCGTTGGACAAAGCCCGCGCTGCTCATGAGAATGGACCCACGAGCAATCGCTGCGGGCGAGGCGGAGATCGAGTATCTCCGCTTGCTAGGTCGTGTTGACATTGGTTCCAGCCCAGATCAGCATGGCGGCAATCTGCACGAACGCCAGGAAGTTCCGACGCGTCTTGTCGTACCGCGTCGCGATGCGTCGGAAGTGCT